GAAAAAGCCTTATAAATTGGGCTATTTCGTCCTAGTGTCCGGTCTAGAGGAGGTTTAGCAGTGAGTCCGATTCGGCCGCTCTCGCACCTCTCCGGGCCCCTTTGGACACATCTTGGACACATTCGCCTAAGTTGTGTCCATGCGGGGACGAACAAAGGGTACAGGATCGCTTGATGAGAGGCCAAAAGGCTCGGGTCGTTGGCGCCTGCGGATGAACTACGGCACCGATCCGGGCACCGGTAAGCGCCGAGTCAAGGTGTGGACCTTTGAGGCGAAGAACCGCCGAGAGGCCGAGCGCCAAGCAGCGCGCATCCTCGACGAGTTTGAATCCACCGTCAAGGTCATCCCGACGAAGCAGCTCGTCTCCCAGCTGCTTGAGGAGCACCTCGTCCTGCTCACCAGCCGCGGTCGGGCCCCTCGGTACCTGGACGACTTCGCCAAAGTGTCGCGCAACATCATCGGCCCCGCACTCGGGCACATCCCGGTCGATCAACTCACGGTGCGCGCCGTCGACCAGTTCATTACCGACCTGATCGACTCCGGGCGTTCGCCGGCCACGGTCCGTCGCTACTGCGCCGTGCTGCGCTCTGCGCTCGCTCAGGGCGTTCGGTGGGGTTGGCTCGAGCGAAGCCCCATGGACCGGGTTTCGATGCCCGAGGCGCCCACACGGGTCGTCTCAGCGCCAACCACGGAGCAAGTGCAGCGGTTTATCTCGGCGTGCCAGAGTCATTCCGAGCAGTTCGGGATGTTCGTGCTGCTGGCTGCGGTGACCGGGATGCGCCGAGGCGAACTCGCAGCCCTTCGTTGGAGCGACCTCGACGGGAACTGCCTCCACGTTCGAGCATCTGCCTACCGCGCCGGCCGGGAACACGGCATCAAGACCACCAAGACCGGCCGGGAGCGCGTCGTAGTCCTTGACCCGCTGATCCTTGAGCGGCTCGGCACCTACCGGACGTTCATGCTTGAGCAGGCGGCGAACTGGCCAACGGGCCCGATTCAGGTGGTCGAGGATGGGTACATCTTCCCGAAACGTGCCGACATGGCATCGCCGGCCAACATCGACACCTACTCGAGCGTCGCATCGAAGATCGCCAAGGACCTCGACCTACCGCAAATTCACCTGCACTCGCTCAGGCACTTCCACGCTACTGAACTCATCGCCGCCGGCCAAGACCCGGTCAACGCTGCGCAACGCCTCGGACATGCAAACCCAACAATGACGCTTCGGGTCTACGCCCACGCCGTAGCGGAGCGCCAGATCGAGGCGGCCAACATCGGTGCTCGAGTGATGCAGAAACTGAACCCCTAGAGCGTCCACACGGCGACGGTGCTCTTTGGTCCGGGGTTGTATTCAACTTGATGACAATTCGGTCAACCGCATTCGTCGGCGTTGGCGGCAAAGCCTGCAACGTCGAGGAAGTTGTCCCGTTTGTGAGAGTTCGCTTCCCGGCTCATCTTCTGCAAGATGTTGAGCGCGCAGACGTCGACGGCGGAGATTGGCACGTCGAGGTAGGCCGACCACATCGCAGCTGTGCGTTCATGGTTCTCACTTGGCGGTCCATAGAACTGCCCTCGGTCCTTCACGATCTGCGCTGCTTCGTCGAGGAGTGCCATGCCGGCAGTCTTCCAAAACCTTGTCACCACAACCCCTCTTCCAAAACGCGCACGGTCGTGGAATGATGCGAACACTTGTTCGTGAAGGGGCGTTATGCAGAAGCAATTGAAGGCAGCAGAGGAGTTGAACCGAATGGCTGAGAACCACCGCTGTCATGCCGAACGCCTCGACCTTGCAGCTCAGATCATCCGGAGCGTCATGGCCCTACCGGATCGAGGAACTAGATCCCCTCGATGACGAAGCGCGCCAGGTGCTCTCGCCGAACGGTTTCGGCGATCATCTCGGCAAAGGCTTCCTTCGTGATGTGCAGATAGGCCATCAGGCCAAGCCAATGCTCGGTCTGCACCGGTAACGCACCGCGCTCCCAGTTGCTGATGGTGGCGTTCGATACTCCCAGCTCGACGCCGGCCTGACGAGAGTTCTGGCTGCGCGCAGTCCGCTCCGCTTTGAGTGCTTCGGCGAGGGTCGGCTGTTTGTCCATCAGGGTTCCATTGTACGCCCGACCCTGTGAAAATACCTAATGCCCTGCTAAGTCGGGACAAATCCGGTAGTGACCAGAAAGACTTGACGAGTTGGTAAGAGTTCGCTTACCATCTCGCCATGCCCACCACACCTACCATCCGACGAACCGAACTTCCCGAACTGCTCACCACCTCCGAGGCTGCGTTGTACCTGCGCCTCCATGTTGACACCGTGGTCAAGTCGCTTCGCACCGGCCGGCTCCGTGGCGTCAAGGTCGGCAACCGCTGGCTCATTCGTGCAGAAGACCTCGTCCAGTTCACGCAGCCCAAGGACGCAGCGTGAGCAACGGCACCATCGCTGCGCTCGACGCACACATCTCGACGTTGCAGCTGCGGATCGCCAGCCTCAAGGCGGAGATCGCCCTGATGGAGCAGCACCAAATCGCCTCGGTTGTCGGTGAATCCCCCACCGCCGGCAGCCGGGCATCTTCGGCCGGCGAGGAGTCCGAGGCCCACGCCTCGTTCCTCCTTCCTTCGCTGGGCGTGAGGCCGTCTGTGTTTAGGGACGCAGACCTCCTCGCCGGCCACCCTGCGCAACGCGCAATCCCTACAGAAGGAGGAAGCAATGAGTGAAGGAACGGCCATTGTGCCGTCGAAGGCGGTCGGGGGCCTCCCCTACCTAAGCGAGTACCTGAACGTGTCGAACACGATCAGCAAGACCGAGCTGGTGCCGGACGCATTGAAGGGTCGCCCCGAAGCGATCCTCGCAGTGATGCTCGCCGGCTCCGAGTTGGGCATCGGCCCCATGCAGGCGTTGCAGTCCATCAACATCATCAAGGGAAAGCCGGCGCTGTCGGCAGAACTGATGCGTGCACTGGTGCTGTCCGCCGGCCACCAGATCATCGTCGAGGCCAACGACCTCGAGGCCACGGCAACCTGCAAGCGCCAAGGCTGGGAGGACTGGAAGACGGTGTCGTTCAGCCTGGACGATGCCAAGCGTGCCGGCCTGACCAGCAACCCGGTGTGGTCGAAGTACCCACGGGCGATGGTGTCGGCGCGTGTGACGTCTGAGGCCTGCCGGCTTTACTTCCCCGACATCATCTCCGGCCTGTCCTACACCCCGGAGGAGATCGAGTCCATCGACCTGCCCGACACTTCGGCGCACCCGTCGAACGGCAACGCCGCTCCTCGAGCAGCTGCACTCCGGGTCGTTCCCGACCAAGCGCCGGCCGACGACGTCTACGACGCCGAGGTCGTGGAAGCGCCGATTGAGCGCCGTGGACCGAAGCCCATCACCGAGAAGCAGATGGGGCTCATCAAGAAGTTGCTCGTCGACCTCGGCTTCAACGATGCCAAGGCGCGTGGTGATTACATCAAGGCCCTCGCCGGCAGGGAAGTGGCGAACCTCAGCCAGTTGACCTCGTTTGAGGCCTCCAAGGTCATCGACGCTCTCAAGTTGGTCGAAGAAGGCAGCGCGCAAGAAGTCGTTTCCGACTTCGACGACATCGACGGGAGGCCGTTCTGATGAACACCGAAGACAAGCACCCACACCCACTCGACGAGCACACCTGCCCTAGCAACGCGTCGCTCAAGGCCGAGTGCAACCGGCTGTACGACCGCATTCAGATCCTCGTTCGTGACCTCGACGAGGCGCAGAAGGCCTACGACGCCATTCGTGCCGAGCGCGACGTGCTGCGCAAGCGGCTGTCCGACCTCAGCATCGACGCACAGGGAGGCTCCCGATGAAGAGAGTCTCATACATCCCGCTCGACGCCGGCCACATCGCTCGGATCGTCAGTTGGTACGACAACTTGCCGGCCGACGTACGCACAAACGAAGACACCGTACTTGCTGCCGATATGGAGCGGTGCCTCGACCACCTTGTCGACGTCGAACTCATCACAGAGGGAGCAGGCCGATGAACGAGATCCGTGAGCGGTACGCACTCCGCAACCTCATCCTGATCGCCGGCACGCTGGCCAACGCTGCGCTGTTCCTCAAGGGTCTGACCGATTCATGGGTGGCGTGGTCAACGCCGTTTCTCATCTGCGGACCCATTCAAGCGGTGCTGGTGCTGCTGTTCTTCGTGAATCGCATGGTGTACCTCGAGGAGCGCAAGCGCGCACTCCAAGCACGTCGCCGTCGAGTGCGTCAGACGCCGGCCTACACGATCCTTGACCGAGAGGACGTGGCATGACGGACACCCAAACCTCCCTGTTTGAGTTCGCACCGGTCACCTACGAGACCGAGTGGTGCCTCGAGGATCGCTTCTGGCACTTCCACTGGGCAAACCCGTGGGTCTACGACGAGCTCGTGCGCCTGGCACGAATCGCCAAGGACCACGGTCGCAACCGGATCGCTATCGCCAGCCTCGTTGAGCGCCTGCGTTGGGACTTCGAGCTGAGCGCCAGCACCGGCGAGGAGTGGAAGGTCAACAACTCCTACCGAGCCTTCTACGCCCGCCTCATCATGCGCAAGGAATTCGACCTCGCCGAGATGTTCGAGGTTCGTGCGCAGAGGTGCCGCTGATGACTCGGTTTTTGTTCGAGTTGCCCGAGAAGGTGCTTCAAGTCATCTACGTCCAGCTGCACTGTAGGTCCTGTGGCTGCGCCTACGTCGAGCACAGCCAAGACGCCTGCGGCACCTGCGGGTCGTGGTGCAACCGTCCTCGAACCATCGAAGAGTTGCTCGCTATGCACGGCGAAGACCGATTGAAGGAGTTGGGACTTGACGAACTTGTCTGACTACGCACTTCCATCGCTCGGCGTGCCGGCGGCTCCCGATTCGTGGATGACTAGGGGAGCTTGCCGAGGCCACCAAGACGTGTTCTGGCCAGAAGGCGACGACGCGCAGAAGACCGCTCGAACGGCGATGTTCGCCGCCAAGAGGATCTGCCAAGCCTGTCCGGTCAACCTCGAGTGCCGAGAGTACGCATTGGCTCACGAGAGCATCACCCACGGCATTTGGGGAGGCTTGACGCCAAGAGAGCGTCGAAGCATTCGCGAAGAGGCCGGTGTTCGCCGCAAAGCCACAACGCGCCCTGGTGGCAACTGCCGGACGTGCGGTGCGTGGATTCAAGAGACCAAGCGTGAGGGCCTCATGCCCATTAGGGAGTCGTTTTGCGGTCCCGTCTGCCAGGGCCTCTACCGCTACCCAGCATCGTTCAACACCGAAACGCCATTGAAGGAGGAAGCATGATTGAAGTTCCGATTCATCAGGCTGGAATGAAGATCCAAGCCCTTATGTCATCGCCAACTGCCGCTGCCGGCGTCTATGAGGTCAAGGCCTACGGCTACCGAGACGGGTGCGACAACCCTGCGTGGTACGCGCACTTCGTCGACGCCGAATCTGCGCACCACGCCGTTGTCGTCCTCGAGCAGCAGCTGCGCACGTCGACGTCGTGGAGATGGGCGGTCAACCGATGAGCGCCGTCCAGCAAGAGTGGATGTTCGCGGCTCGCTGCAAGGGAGTGCCGGCCAACATCATGTTCCCCGCTCGAGGCGAGAGCGTCGAAGCGGCGATCCGGGTCTGCTCTGAGTGCCCGGTCATCGAGGAGTGCCTGGAGTACGCCCTCGTGAACCGAGAGGTCCACGGCGTATGGGGAGGCACCTCAGAGCGCACCCGTCGACGCATGCGTCGAGCACGCAACAAAGCAATTCCCTCAGCAGTCCGTCTTTCCCTAAGGAGGAACTAACCATGGCGCGTTCACGCCGAATGATCGGGAACTGGATCAGGTTCTCCGTTGACTTTGCCGACCACCCGAAGGCCCTCGAGCTCGGACCCGAGAGCTGCTGGATGTACGTCTGCGGTCTCACCTACTCAAAGAAGTACCTCACGGACGGAGTTGTCCCGAAGGGCAAACTTCCGCGTCTTTGCAACGTCACGGACTACGAAAAGTGCGTCACGGAATTGATCGCCAGCGGACTGTGGAAATGGGACAAGCGCAAGCAGAACATCATCATCCACGACTACCTCGAGTGGCAGACCTCCAAGGACGAAGTCGCCGAAACCCGTGAAAACTCAAGGATTCGTCAAGAGCGGGCACGCCAACGGCAAGCCGAACAGGAGGAGTCCCGTCACGCTCATGTCACGCGTGACAAGGGCGTGATGTCACGCGCACGTCACGCCGAAGTGCGCGCGCAAGAGACAGAGACAGAGACAGAGACAGAGACAGAGATAAATACTTACGCAGACGACTTCGTCGTCCGCACAAAAGAGCCTCGTGACGCTGCACTCGTCAAGGCACTCATCGCTGTCTGCAAGATCGAGCAAAGTGACCTGACCAAAGAGGCGATGCGCAAGGTTCGCTACGCAGCGAAGCAGCTGCGAGACGTCGGAGCATCACCAGGCGAAATCGAAGCTCGAGCGGAGATCTACCAAGACATCTGGCCGACCATGGCGTTGACGCCAATGGGGCTCGTCAGCAATTGGCCGAAGTTGTCTAAGGAGGCGTTGCCGGTCTCAGAGATCGACCGTGCCCTTCAGGAGTTGGCAGGAGGTGCGGCATGAACTCCGATGAGGCGTACACGGTGTTGCACAGCATCGAAGGCCGGTGGCCTCGGACGACGAGCCGCGAGGAAGCCCGTGAGTGGGTGCTGATCATGTGCTCAAACAGCGACTCGGTGTCGTTGGCTGAAGCGCAGGCTGTGATCGACGACCTGACGGTGCAAAGCCCGGATCGCCGGCCGACGCCGGCTCACTTCAAGGCTCGGTTGCAGTCACGCCGGCCTCGAGGAGGCACGCCGGCCGATGCACCAGCGCCCAAGGTCGACCCCGAGGTCGCCAAGTCGGCTGCACAGGAGGCGATGGCTGAGCTGCGAGCCAGCCTGCCGCAGTTGTGGCGAGGCAAGAAGGTGACCCTGTGAACGACCAGCCCTTGACCATTTACAAAGTGACCCGCCAAGGCAGCACCTGGACACTCAACACCGAAGACTTCGACGTCGACGTTGAGGCCACGCAACCGTTCACCCGTCGAGAGTTCCACTTCTGGTCGGGTTGGACGTCTCGTTCGTTGGTGATCGACGTTCCTGAGAGCCGATCTCGCAAGATTGACCACTGCGGTCTGGTCGCTCAGATTGCCCGCAAGCAGAAGTCCGGTCTCAACTTCGAGGTCACCTGCCTTGGCAATCACGGCTGCGGCATCGTTTCGCGCCAGACCACCGTCGATTACGGCGTCGAGGCCTACCAGGCGCACGTCCTCAAGTATCACGTCCCAGCACTGATCCCCATCAAGGAGTCCGCATGAGCCTGTCGCCATCTGAGAAGCGCCGAGTCGAGCGGTACATGGCCGACCTCGAGGAAGTCCGAGAGACCCTCGCCAAGATCACCGCAGCAGACCTCGCCCGGATCGTGCAGTCGATCAAGATGCGCACGACCGCCGACGGGTTCAAGTCAGGTGGCTTCTCAGTCGGTGGCGGTGGGAGCAGCGAGTCCACGCCTACTGAGCAGGCAGCACTTCGAGGCTTGCCCGACGACGAGAAGCGTGAGGACGATTGGCGCTTCCACAACCAGCTCGATCCGGTGCGAGACGCTTCGGTTGAGCTGCTGGCGTACTTCCTCGGCATCGTGTCGTACGCCGAGTTGGTCAAAAAGCGCCACGCCTACCTGCGTCACACCGTCGACGCGCTGCGAGGCCGTGTGACCACGCTTGATCAGTGCATTGCCTGCCTGCGTGACGTCTCAGGTGTTGGCGACGACCGAATCCGAGCCGGGTTCTGCTCAAGCGACTACAAGGCGTGGCTCAGGGCGGGCCGTCCCGACCGCATGGCGTTCATCGCCAGCGTGCAGTCCAAGGAGGCGTCGTGACCGAGGACTACAGCCAGGCGCACCGGCTCTGCAAGTGCGGGCACATCGGCTACCACCACCGGCCTCAGTGCTTGTTCTGGTGGCGGTCCAGCGAAGGCAACAAAGAGTGCGCATGCACCACGTTCGAGGAGGTCGAGGAATGACTCACATCTGGCACATCATCATCACCTGGCATGGTTACCTGCGCCCATGGAGGCACCGTTGAGTTGGCGTGACCACCCAGCAGTCCCGACGGGCTACGAGCTGACGATTGGCCAGCGTGCCGCCGACACCGTGCGCAACGGCATGGGTTCGTGGCCGTTCGTCTTTGGCTTCCTTAGCGTCATGGCGCTGTGGGCGTTCATCAACAGCGAGATCCTCGGCCAAAGCGGTTGGGACCCGTACCCCTACATTTTGCTCAACCTGTTCCTGTCGATGCTGGCAGGCCTCCAGGGAGCCATCTTGCTGATTGCCGCCAAGCGTGCCGACGCCATTGCAGCGAAGCAGGCAATCCACCACCTTGAGGTCAGCGAAGCCACCAAGCGGTTTACGCAGGAAGCGGTCGACGTGATCGACCAACTCCACGACCTCACTCGAGAAGTCCACCAAATCGTCTCAAAGGAGCAACAGTGAATATCCCCATCTGGATCAACGGCTACACCGGCGCCTACGGGCACACCGACGACCTGAAAGTTCTGATCTTGTCCGACGTTGAGGCAGCACACCTTGGCAACATGACCCACAAGGAGCGCATCGAACTCGGCGCCAACAAGGGACGCACTGTGACGCTGATCGACGACGAACTGCGAGCGACCCGTGACTAACGACGGTTCCTACTACGTCAAGGTGCTGAGCCACGAGGAATTCTTCAAGGTGCACTGCATCCCGTGCCAATACAACGCAATTGCGAACCGAGAACTCGGTTGGTTCCGCACGTTCGCTTGGCGCCCAAAGGATCAGGTCGGACCGTTGCGTTGTGATCGCTGCAACCGCATCGTCAACCAGGGCGAACCCGGATCACCTGAGCCCGTCTGCGGGTCGTTGCTGTGAGCCGTTGCAGCTGCGGGCACACGCTCAAGGAGCACGAACCGAACGGCTGGTGCAACGAGTGCCCACACGACCCACTTCGCAACAACGCCCCATGCCCACGATTCACCGAAACGGAGACCCAATGAACCGACAAGTTGTCGCCAGCATCAACCGGCACGAGGAATTGCTCCTCGAGCTCATCGCCGAACGGTTCCAAAGCCGCTGGCAACGAGCCACCGAAGGCAACCACGAAGGCGATGACGCCGAGGACGCCGCCTATACCCGAGGCTGGAACGCAGCATGGGACGACGCCTTCGAGCGACTGAACGACATCATCACGAACCACGTCGAAGGCCTTGACGTGAAGTTGGAGTTGATGGACCGATGACCACGCCAACCTTGGTTCTCTGCCTTGCCATCATCTGGCTGCTCGTCGCTGCTGGTTGGAGCCGCTAATGCGGTTCCTGCCGTGGCCTAAGCGCAAGCGTCAAAACGTTATCGAATCCGATACTGAAATGACGATCCGTAGAAATGGCAACTCGGAAGTTGCAGATTTGGCGAGGCTTACCGACTACCTCGACCGTCAAGCGGAGCGCCACGTTCGAATGCTGTTCGGAGGCAAGTTGTGAAACCGTTCCACGAACGCTCCGACCTGGTCAACTTCGGCCTAGAGCTCACGATGGACATTCAAATCTTTGGAGTCCGCTTCGTTGCCCTGCGGTTCGGTCACCACATCATCGGCATTGAGTGGGGGCAGTGATGAACCAGCAAGAGCGAGATGCCCTGCGATACAAGCATCGGTGCCTTGAAAGCAAGGTTGGCCCGTGGTGTCGTTCCTGTATGCACGGTTGGCCCTGCGACGTAATCAAGGTGCTTGACGCTTGGGAGGCGGAAGTTCACCACGACAGCGAAGTATCCAACACTCGTGAAGTATGCGACCACGCCGACTGGACCAGCAATGTCTATTCTGACGATATCTACGCTGACATGGGCTACCGCTACTGCCCTAAGTGCGGAGAGAAGCTTGATAACGGCTGATATCGAAGTCTTTATGCCGCCGAATGTTATGGCGGTGCAACAAATCTGCACAGATTCCGCACAATGAACGCCATCGACCGAATTGTGGAACACCCACCTGCAACAATCGTCCCGAAATTGAAACAATTGCCGTTCGATGGGTCTTGACAAAATTTCCGGTCAAATCTGTCCCCAGCAGTAATCTCAAGGCACATCGGCGATGTATCCTGTATGTAGTTAGTTTGCGACCGCTGCACCCCGGTGTGGCGGTCGCTTTGCGTCTGCGCACATCTCGGGAGGTCGACCATGACCCAATCCCAGCGCATGACGGACGAAGAAGCAGCCGCCTACTGGTCACTTCCACCGAGAGAGCGGTACAAGATCGCCAAAGCAGCTGGCACGTTCGACTCCGAGAAGGAGTTTCGCCATCTGCGAGGAATCAACGCTCGATGGGAGGAAGGATCTGCATGCGACCCGCTGCCGACCTTGAACGAGCAGTTCGTCGACCAAGCGGAGACCGAGCGGTCGCTCGAGGACCCGTTCAGTCAGCAATCGTTGATCGAGGATTGATTTGCCGCTTCCCCGCCATTGCCTCGGATGCCACGTCCTCATTCCATCCGGCTCTCGCTGCGGCAGCTGCGCGCCGGTCGCTGAGCGTCGACGAGGCAACACAACTCAGCGAGGCTACGGCGCAGCCTGGCAACGCATCTCGGCGCGTGTCGTCAAGACCTACGGCGCGTGCGTTCGTTGCGGCACCACTGGATCGAAGGACAATCCTTTGACCGCTGACCACATCGTCCCGAAGTCAAAAGGCGGAACGGACGACGAGTGGAATCTTGAGTGTCTGTGCAGGAAGTGCAACTCTGCGAAGCACAACAAGACCCTCGGAGCAGCCTCAGCGCCTCGCAACCTCTGACGCACGCACGCGAGTGCGCGCAAGGGGGGCGGGGTAAAAGTTGGCGAAAGCATGTGCGATGACCCGCCCATGGTGTTTTGCGCACGCCCTAGGTTGGCGAATTCCTAAGAGGGCTCAACTTCAGCGAGATCGTCCGCAGAATTTGAGGTTCGACCTTGCCCGAACGACCTTCGAAATGCGCCGAATGCGACGCTGAACTCACAAATCGGGCCACTCGAGGCCGGCCAAGGCTTTACTGCGGAGACCCGTGCCGACGAGCTGCGGATCTTCGACGCACAAACGAGCGCAACACTTGGCGAAGGCGCATCAAGTGCACGGTTTGCGGTGTCAGGTACCAGGCAAACAGCGTTTCGCAGTTGTATTGCGGCAAAGAGTGTCGGTACGCAGCGACCGCCGCTCGACGTCAAGCAAATACCCCAGAACGACCTCGGTGCCGTGATTGTGGCGGTTCCATGGTCGGTCGACCACCGATGGCGTTCTACTGCAAACCGTGCTCCAAAGCGCACGAATACGCCGAGCAGCAACGGTCGAAGGGCCACACGCATCGACGCCGGATGCAACCAGGCGCCGTGTTCGTTGAGTTCGACACTCGCTCAGTGTTCATGCGAGACAACTGGACCTGTCAAATCTGCGACGAGAAGGTCGACCCTGAGCTGCGGTATCCAGATCCGCTCTCGGCAAGCCTCGACCACATCGTTCCGTTGTCCAAAAGTGGCGATCACTCGCAAGACAACAGCCAATTGGCACATCTGGTCTGCAATTTCCGAAAGGGGAACCGTGGCCAACCCGCCCAAGCCGCTCGAGGAGAAGCGCAGACGGGGTAATCCGGGCCATCAGAAACTGCCGGCAAAGTCAAAGACCATCGCCCTCGCCCCGGCAAACGGCGTCCCGCCCCTGCCAATCGCAATGGCTGAAGATCACGTTGCCAAAGGCACTTGGGAGCGCATCTGGACCTCGGAAGCCCAACGGTGGCTCTCCCCGAAAGTCGACAGCCTGATCGTTGAGTCGATCTGCTACTTGGTTTCCGAAATCGAGCAGCTGCGAGGCCTCGCACGACAACCGCTCCTCGAGGAACCAATTGTCACGCCAACTGGTCACCTGGTCGGGACCAAGTTGGTCGCAAACCCTGCGGTCAACATGCTTCGCAAGGCGCAAGCGCAGTTGTCGAAGGAGCTCTCAGACCTTGGCTTCAACCCCACAGCAAGGAGCAGGCTCGGCCTCGCCGAAGTCAAACGCGAAAGCGTCCTCCAGCAACTCCTCGCCGGCCAAGGCAGCAACCGCCGCCAAGAAAGCGACCAAACCCCGGTCATCGAAGCCGAAATCATCGACATCGCCGCTGACCGTTGACGGCTGGCCTCCGCTGTACGTCTCGCCAGTGCCCCACGAGGACATCCTGCGAGGCGACGGGCCCGACGTCATCAAGCGCATCGAGGCGCTGTGCACGATCTCCAAGGACGTGCTGGGTGGCCAAGCCGGCGACCCCATGGTGCTTCGTCCCTGGCAGAAGCAACTGATCTACCGCCTGTTCGCTCGTCGAGCAGACGGGAAGCGCCGACACCGAGTCGCTCTGATCGGGATGCCCCGGAAGAACGGCAAGTCCGGCATCGGAGCCGCCTTCGCCCTCGATGGCTTGCTGTTCGACGGCCGAGGTTCCGAAGTGTTCTCCGCAGCTGCGGAGAAGGAGCAGGCCAAGATCGTCTTCAACGACGTGAAGGCCATGGTCAAGCGGTCCGAGGAGTTGTCCGAGGCCTGCGTGCCCATGCGAGACGTCATCGACGTCCCGTCAACCGGTTCGGTATACCGAGCCCTGTCTGCGGAGGCCTACTCCAAGGAAGGTCTCAACATCTCAAGGGCCATCGTTGATGAGCTGCACGCTCACAAGACCGAAGACCTCTGGAACGTGCTCACGCTCGGCACCGGTGCTCGTTCTGAGCCCATGGTGATCGCCATCACCACCGCCGGCACTACAACCGACCAGACCGGCGAAGAGTCGATCTGCTACCGGCTCTACCAGTACGGCGTGGAAATCGCTGAAGGCCGGCACGTCGACGACTCGTTCTTCTTCTGCTGGTGGGGAGCGCCAGACGACGCCGACTTCTCCGACCCGGAGGTCTGGAAGGCCGCTAACCCCGGCTACGGCGACATTATGAACCCCGAGGACATCGCCGACGCCTACAAGCGGACGCGTCCCAACGAGTTCAGAACCAAGCGCCTCAATCAGTGGGTCACGAGCACCGAGTCCTACCTGCCCCAAGGCGCCTGGGCGAAGTGCACAGCGTCCGACCGAGTGGTCGACGCCAAGACGAAAGTGATTCTCGCCTTCGACGGTTCGCTGAACCACGACACCACAGCCCTCGTTGGCTGCACCGTCGAGGAGAAGCCGCACATCTTCAAGGTGTTCTGCTGGGAACGGCCGTTCGACGCCGACCCTGCGTGGCACGTCCCAGTCATGGACGTCGAGGAGACCATTCGGGAGTTCTGGCGGACCCACAACGTCGTCGAAATCGTGGCCGACACCCACCGATGGGAACGCTCGCTGCAAGTGCTGGCCGACGAAGGCCTGCCGATGGTCGAGTTCCCACAGTCCGACGAGCGCATGGTGAAGGCCACCGAGCGCCTGTACGAAGCCGTGGTCGACGAGTTGATCACCCACGATGGCGACGAGCTGCTGGCTCGCCACATCGGGAACGCTCGAACTCGCCTGACCAACCGAGGAATCCGCCTCACCAAAGCAACCAAGAAGTCGCCCCTCAAGATCGACCTTGCCGTTGCCGCCGTTATGGCGTTCGGTACGTCTTCCAACGTGAAGTCGCCGCCGAAGCCACGCATCTTCAACTTCTCTGACCTACTCGGTTAGTCCAGGAGGCTCCGTGACCCTCGCCATCGTGCTCGAGCTCCTCGGTGCCGCCCTGCTTCTCGCCGGGATCGCCCTGTTCAGCGTCCCAGCGGCGTTCATCTGTGGAGGAATCCTCATGCTCGCTCTCGGCCTGTATCTCGACGTGAAGGTCGCCAAGTCAACGACGGGAACCAACTGACGTGGGACTGATCAGCGCCGCTCTCCGCCGCACAGGAGCCGTCTCCGAGGTCCGTGGAGCCAACCCACAACTCCCGTGGGGCGATACCACGCCTCCGACCAACGGCATGCTTGCCATGCCGGTCGCTGGCACCTCGATCAACGAGAAGTCCGCTCAGGCCATCTCCGCCGTCGCCACTGCGGTCTCCATCCTGAGCGACGCCGTCGCTACCCTGCCGATCCGGCAGTACGTCGGCACGGGACCCGAGAAGGTCGAGGTCGAACTCGCTCCGGTGGTCGCTCAACCGTGGTCTGAGGTCTCCCGCCTCGACTTCATCGACCAAGTCGTGCGCTCCATGGCCCTTCGAGGCAACGCATGGGGACAAGTTGTGCAGCGTGACCGTCGTGGATACCCCACGCAGGTCATTCTCATACACCCTGACCAGATCCACGTTCGTCGTGACGCCGTAAGTGGCCAGATGATTGTGATGGCCGGTCAGGTTGAGATCGAACCCGACGATGTGTTCCACATCCCGTACCACATGAGCCCCGGATCGCTCATTGGCCTCAATCCCATTGAGGTGCACCGCAACACTCTCGGCCTCGCTCGAGCGGCTGACCTGTCGGCCGGCTCATTCTTCGCCAACTCCTCACGCCCCGATGGCGTGCTCAAGGTGAACAGCGACCTCGACGAGGACGAAGCACGCCTCCTCGCCCAGAAGTGGATGCAAAGCCACCAGGGCATCGGCAACGCCTACATGCCGGCGGTGCTCACCGGCGACGTCGAGTGGCAGCAGATCTCCATCTCGCCCAAGGACGCTCAGTTCCTCGAGACCCGGCAATACAGCCGTTCGGAGATCTTCTCGCTGTTCCGTATCCCACCGCACATGGGCGGCGACGTCGACCGCACGACGAGCTGGGGAACCGGCATTGAGCAGCAGGAAATCGGATTCGTGCGCAACACCCTCATGGGCTACCTGCGCCGCATCGAGGACGCCTTCACGGCGCTCACCCCTCGAGGCAACTACGTCAAGTTCGACCTGACCCACCGGCTCCGTGGCGACACGCTGCAACGGTGGCAGGCCTACGCCGTCGCACGCACCCTTGGCGCCATCACCATCGACGACGTGCGCATCGCGGAGGACATGCCTCCGTTCGGCACCGAGTGGTCCACGAACCCCATGGCTCCGCTCAACTCAGCACAGAACGGCTCGCTCGTGTCACCAGGCGAAGCCGCCCCGAACCCCATGGGCGCCGACAAGGCCGCTCAGAAGTCACCGTCCGGCCAATAGGAGGCTCCATGGACACCCTCGAAGTCGCTCCCCTTGAGAACCTGCGCTCCGTCCGAGACGACCTGCGCAACGTGCGTGAATCCCGTCGTGTCGCCACGACCGGTTTCGAGCTGCGTGAGGTGCCGAACGGCACCGGCGGATCAGACCTGATCTACACCGGCTACGCCTGCGTGACCAACGCCGACTACGAGATGGAGGACATGCTCGGTCCGTGGACTGAGCGCGTCGCCCAAGGTGCGTTCCGTCGCACGCTCGGCGAACAGCCCGACGTCAACTTCCTGATCAACCACGAAGGCATGGCGCTTGCTCGCACCAAGCCTGGCACCCTTCGCCTGTCCGAGGACTTTACCGGTCTGCTCACCGAAGCACGCCTCGACCCCATGAACCCGCAGGTCGTTGCCCTCCGCTCCGCCGTCGAGCGCGGGGACATCGACGAAATGTCCTTCGCTTTCCGGGTCACCAGCCAAGTGTGGAACGAGGACTACACCGACCGGTCCATCACCGAAGTGAACCTTCACCACGGTGACGTTTCCGCCGTGAACTACGGCGCGAACCCTCACACCGCCGGCCTCGTTTCGCTCCGTGGCGAGGCTGGCCGTGAGGCGTCTGCCGAGCAGCTCGTTGAGGCGCTCGACTCCCTGATCTCCCGAGGCGAACTGACCGACGAGGTGCTTCTGGCACTTGACGAGCGGTTCGCACTCATCCGTTCGCTGGCTCCCGCAGCCATCGAGCCGGTGCGCAACGACCTCGAGGTCGCACGTCGCCGGTTGGCGCTCCTCAGCGCCTAGTTCGCAGTACCCGCAGTACCGATTCGCGCCAGCACCCTGCGCCCCAACGTAAGCACCGCCATTGCGGTCCCCTGCCTTGGAGTTCGTTCGGCAGCAGCCCGATGAACCAACCCACCCAACTACTTCTTGAAAGGAAGTGAGCCATGTCTCTTATCGAGACGCTGCGCGCCGAGCGCGCAACTAAGGCTGAGCGCGGAGAAGCAATCCTCGCCGCAGCCGAGAGCCGTGACGGCTCGTTCACCGACGAAGAGCGCGTTGAGTTCGACGGTCTGACCGCCGAGCTGCGTGACCTCGCCGACCGCATCGCCGACATCGAGGCTGTGACCGAGGCCCGCAAGGCCGCCGCCGGCGCTGCCCCCGTTGTCTCCGTCAAAGCCGAGCCGCTCACCTACGAGCGCCACGCCCCGACCTCCTACTACGCCGACCTCGCCCTCGCCGAATCCGGCGTTGGCCGTGGCAACCCCGGCGAAGCGCGTGCCCGCCTCGAGCGCCACGCACAGGAGATGGACGTCGAACTCGCTCGTCGCAGCGCCAAGCGCAGCACCGAGCAGCGTGCCGCTGTGCAGGGTGCCTCGTTCGAGCGTCGTGCCGCTAGCTCGACGACCGGTTCCGCCGGCTACTTCATCCCGCCGTTGTGGCTCGAAGACCAGTGGATCAAGTACCTCCGCTTCGGTCGCCCCTTCGTGAACTCCCTTCGTCAGGTTGACCTGCCCGAAGGCACGAACTCGATCAACATCCCGTCGGTGACCACCGGTACGTCCGCTGCCATCCAGACCGCAGACAACGCCAACGTGTCGTCCACGGACCTCGTTGCCAGCTACGTCAACGCTCCGGTTCGCACCATCGCCGGCCAAGAGGACATCAGCCTCCAGCTGCTCGAGCAGGCTCCGAACGGGCTCCTCGACCAGGTGATCTTCCAGGACCTCGCATCCGCCTACAACCAGGCGTGTGACTTGCAGGCGCTCGCCGGCACCGGGTCCAGTGGCCAGATCACGGGTATCCACGCTCTGTCGGGCACCAACTCGGTGACCTTCACGGCGGCCACCCCCGCTGGGTACCAGATGTTCACGCCTGCGCTCCAAGCGGTCTCGCAGATTGCCAAGAACCGCAAGCGCGTCGACGGCGTGACGCTGTGGATGACCCCGAGCCGCTACTTCTGGCTCGTTGGTTCGCTCGACAGCCAGAACCGTCCGCTCGTCGTGCCGTCGCAGGTCGCCTTCAACACGATGGCAACCTCCGAGGCCGCAGCTGCCGAGGGCTACGTCGCCAACTTCTCGACCGGTGTCCCCGTCGCCATCGACGGAAACATCGCCTCGAACTACGGCGCTAGCACCAACCAGGACGAGGTCTACGCCGTGCGCGGTGACGACCTGCTCTGGTTCGAAGGCTCGATGCGCATGCGCGTCCTGCCCGAGGTGCTCTCCGGCACGCTCGGCGTCCGCTTCCAGGTCTACAACTACGTCGCGTTCCTCCCCCGGTACGCCTCGTCGGTGTCGGTCATCAGCGGAACCGGCCTCACGGCTCCGACCGGCTACTAGTCGGCCCCAACTGAGCTCACAACTCAGTGCGTCACCCCTCGAGACCTTTGAGTCTCGGGTGGGTGCGCAGAGCGCCGTAATGCTTCGGCGCTCTGCGGACCCACCAGTCCACCCATCAAACACGGAGAAGAACCCCCATGGACATGACCACCATTCAGGAAGCCACGCCCGTTGAGCGCGCCAAGTCCTACTACCAAGGCTTGAAGAACGAGTACGACCACGTCAAGGGTCTCGTCGAGCACGTCGTTGGCGAAGTGAAGACCGCCACCGAGCAACGCGTCAAGGACATCGAAGCCGAACTCGCTCGCATCGAGACCGAACTCGGCATCAAGCCCGGCACCCACGTCAAGGAAGTCGCAGCACCTGCCGCCAAGACCGCAACTGCGCCGACCGCCTAGTCATGTCGAGCACCCTGACCATCACCGGCCAAGTTGTCGGCATGCCGACCGGCGAGAAGATCATCGGTCCACTGTCGGCCACGAACGGCACGACGGTCGGGACGGTGGCTGACGTCACCCTGGCATCTGGCGATAACACCATCGCCATTCCTTCGGGCGCCATCGCTGCGCTCATCGTCATTCCGTCCTCGGTCACGCAGACCATCAAAGTTCGCACCAACTTGGACAGCGGCGGAGTGACCATCGGCAACCCCGTCTACGCCCCGTTCGTAGCACTCCCCTTGCCCTCGTCTGCGACGTCGCTGGTCATCAACGCCAGCGCCGCCACGACCGGCACAACCGAGGTCACGTTCATCTGATGCCAAATCCTGGGTACGACTTCGTCATTCGGCAGGGCGACACCAAGCCTGCACTGACCTACACGCTGACCGATGCGACAGGTGCGGCGCTCAACCTCACCGGCGCCACGGTCAACTTCGTGATGCGTACCCTGACCTCAAGCACGCCGGCGATCAATGCCAGCGCCACGGTGACCAACGCTTCGGCCGGCACCGTGTCGTTTTTGTTCTCTGGCACCCAAACCGCCACGGCGGGGCAGTTCATGGCGAACTTCGTCGTGACCTACGGCGACGGCTCCATTCAGACCGCTCCGGCTGACGGCTACATTGACGTGCTCGTCGAGGAGAACCTGACAACCGCAGGTGGCAACCTGATCATCTCGCTCGCTGAGGCAAAGGACTACCTGAACATCCCGGCGACCATGAAGACCGACGACGCCAAGATCGTGCGCATGATCAAGGGCCTCGGCCCCGTCGTCGAGTTCATCGTCGGTCCCGTGATCCAGAAGGTTGTCGAGGAGTGGCACGACGGCGGCACTGACACCGTCATCCTGCGTCAGCGTCCGGTCTCGGCCGTGATCGCCGTGACCGAGTACGTCGGACCGATTGCGTGGCCCCTCGCCATTATCCAAGACCCGAGCCACGGTCAGATCTACAGCTGCGAAGTCGAACTCGCCACTGGTCGCATCGTCCGTCGCACCGTCGGCGGTGGCACCACGGCGTTCACGCCGGGTCGCCAGACCGTGCAGGTGTCCTACTACGCCGGCCGGGCAACCATTGAGCCCAATATCACGCTCGGCGCCCTCGAGCTGCTGCGCGTGAACTACAGCCAAACGCAGCGTCGACGCCCGCAGATCGGCATCCCCGGCTACGAGGTCGACGACCAAGAGCCAGGGCGCGAGATCATGGGCTTCTTCGTCCCGAACCGTGTTCGTGAGCTGCTGCTGCCCTCCAAGAAGCCACCGGCGGTCTTCTAGTGGCGATCCCGGTTTCCACCGCTCCACAGGTTGTCCAGGCGATCTTGGCCGACATCGCTGCGGTCGTTGCCGCCGACTCAAACGCTGGCGCCATGACGGTCTGCCTTGGTACACCGGGCCCGAACGTCGAGGACGAGGTTGTCTACATTCCCGGTGAGGTCAACCGGGTCTCCACCTTCCAGTCGTTCACTGGTGGGTTCGGAGCCGGCACCCTGCGAGAGTCCTACGACTTCGACGTGCACGTCTCGGTCTACAGCAACGAAGACGGAGCGACCTGCATGAACCGTGCATGGGTCATCGCCGCCTACGTCGAAACGGCGATCCGCAACGACCCCACCGTCGGCGGGCTCGTCGAGGTTTGCTACCCCTCTGGGACACGAGGCGGAGAACCCGCACCGATCCAAGAACCTGCCGGTGTTCAAACCGACATCGTCATCACCGTCCACGCCGAAACCACCCTCTAGGAGGACTCATGGCGCAGTTCCAAATGACCTACCCCTACGAGCGTCGGTTCTTCGACGGTCGTGTGGTCGAGCCAGGCGAAATCGTCACCGCTGACGAAAACCCTGACCCCAACTTCTTCGAGGAAGTCGCAGCCCCGGCAGCGCCAGCCCCGACAGACCCGTCCACCCCGGACCCTTCCAACTAGGAGACCCAGATGCCATTGTCCTCATTCAGAACGTGGGTCGGCGGTTCGATGGACCGCATCAACGGCCAAACGAGCGCAGCCATCACCACGACGACCTCTCAGGCCGTCGCGTTGAGCAACGTGGTCGGCAGCATCGCTTCGACCGGGTACGCCTTCATCATCGACGGTCCGAACACCGAGGTGCTCGCCTACACCGTCGGATCGAGTTCAGGCACGACCGGCACGATCACCGTGACGCCGACCTTGTCGCACAACGCCAACACCTACGTTGCGCTCCAAGCCACGAACTCGCCGGCGTTCTACCTGCCGCTCGAGAAGATCGCTCCGGCCGACGAGTACGCGCAGCTGCTCGATCAGTCCTACCAGGGATCCTCGGTCAAGACCTACGCCGCCATCCAAGGCATGCGCACCTCCACCTGGGACATCTCGGGCGCCGTGTTCGCTGACACCTTCGGGTACCTCGTCGGCGGCATCTTCGGTGCTGAGGACTACACGGCCGGAAGCCCGAGCCAACACGCCTTCGGTGTCGACAACACCGCCACAAAGAACCAGCAGCCCACTCCGGTCATGCTGTGGTTCTACGACGGGCTCAACACCCGTGTCTACGCCGGCGGCAAGTTCACCGACCTGACCCTCACGCTCGATCCCGGTGCGCTCATGGCGTACACGGCGAAGTTCATGGCTCGTGCCTCCGGTGTCTACGCCGGCTCCGCAGCTGTCGCTTCGGTGTCAACCCTCAAGCCGCTCGCAGCATGGACCGGGAGCCTCACCGTTGCCGGCACCGCAGTCGGCCAAGCGCAATCGTTTGAAATCACCTTCTCACGCCAGAACAGCGAGAACGTCATGGCCCTCACCGGCCAGCAAGACCCCGCAACCATCTGGGTCGGACCGTTGCAGGTGACCGGCAAGGTGACCTACTGGAAGAACGACGACGTGCAATACAACTACGTCACCGCTGCCACGCAGCCGGCCGTGGTCATCAGCTCGACGCAGGGCACCGGCACGACCACCGGCCTCAACGTCCAGATGACCAAGTGCAACGTCTTCAACCCGAAGATCGTCGTCGACTCCAAGCCCTACGTCATTGAGGAGTTCGAGTTTGAAGGCATTGCCAACTCGACCGACGCAACGACTGCCGGTGGTGGCGTCAGCCCCGCCAAGGTCACCTTGAAGAACGCCATCGCCAGCGGGACGACCTACTGCTGATGCCGACGACCATCGACCTGCCCGGCGGCAACTCCGCAGTCCTTCGGAACCCCGAGAGCGTCACCCGGAAGCAGCGGCTCCCCGTCGAAGTCGCCACCATCCGCTACCAGCGCGCCATGCTGCGGCGGATGGAGGCGGAGGCTTCGGTCAGTGCCCCAACCCCCGACGATGCCGAGCCAACGACCGCAGCGGTCTCCGACGAGGAGATCGACTGCTTCGTGGCCCTCGAGATCGCCGCTGTGCTGTGCATGGTTGAGTCGTGGTCCTTCGGGTTCCCCGTCGACGCCGACGGCTACGACCAAATCCCCGCCCAAGCCGCCGACGTGCTCGGCAAAACCTGCATGGACGCCAAGGACAAGGCTTTCTTCGTCGCTGAGCCCAGCCCGGACCCTGAGAGCCCTACGCAGCCCTCGAGCGACTGAGCCTGGCGCTTAGAGGGCAGATGGAGCACCCAAACCTCCCGGACTGGTTGCAGACCACGGAGGAACTCGTCCAGATCATTGAGATCACCGGATGGACCCCCGACGTCATCGAAGTGCAGCCGGCGCACCTGCTTGACCGAGTACGGCACGTCGGGATGATTCACCGCTCCGCATCTGAGGAGCGCCAAGCCCAGAACATCGCAGCAGCACTTGGAGGCTGACCGTGGCATCTCCGCTCAAGAGCCAGCAGCTCACCGGCGTTGCCGGCATCGACGCCAGCCAATTGCAGGCGTTCGGTCGTGCCCTGGACAAGGCTGCGCCCGAGCTGCGGATTGAGATGCAACGCCGGCTCAAGGCCGCTGCAGAAGTCATCAAGCTCGACGCCATGGAACGTGCGTCGGAGCACTCCACCACCATCGCTCACACCATTCGCCTCACCTCCAACCGCTCAGCGGTCACCATCTCCGCCGGCGGCAAGGGCAACGTCCTCGCTCGTCTGTACGAGATCGGCAACCTTGAGAAGGGTCGCAAGCGCAACCGGCGTCGCAGGTCATCGACCGCTACCGGTGCATCTGGCGAACTCATCTTCCGTCACCCCGGCCGCCCTCGAGCGGACGGGTCTGCTTCCGCGTGGGCTGACCAAGCTCGCTACCCATTCCTCGCCCCTGCACTCGAGGCGCACCGCACCGAACTCGCCGAAGGCGTCCAGCACGCCGTGGCAGACATCATGCAGCGCATCAGCGTCGACCGCAGCGGTGCCATCTCAGTCCTTGGAGGTCTCTAATGGCGTTGAACGACCTCATTGTCCGCCTACACCTCGTCGGCGAGAACCGCTCCGCCGTTGAGGCCATGCTCGAGACCGGCGAGGTCTCCAAGCGCGTGTCGAAGGACATGGAGTCCAACTTCGACAAGTCGACCAACCGGATCGGCGGTCTGTTCACCCGTCTCGGCCAACACGCCGAGTCCATGGGTACGCCGTTCGGCAAGGTGCTCACCGAGGTTGGCAACAAGTTCGGCGAAGCGGAGAAGAAGGGTCACGGGTTCCTCGGCATGATCTCCGGGCTCGGCGCAGCTGCAACCGGCGCCGGCCTCGCAGCCTTCGTCGGTATCGCCGGCGAGTCCGTGAAGATCGCCCTTGACGGCGCACAGGCGCAGTCCAACCTCGAGACCGCCGTCAAGAACTCCGGCCAGTCGTTCGACGAGGTCAAAGGCAAGGTCGACGCTGCGTACAACTCGATGGCCAAGTTTGGATTCAACGCCGACCAGACGAACGTCGCCCTGACCACCTTGATTACCGCTACCGGATCAACGGCGAAAGCCACTGCGCTTATGGGTCAGGTGGCTGACCTCGCACGCCTCAAGCACATGAGCCTCGCCGATGCAGCGTCCGCCGTGGCGAAAATCATGGGTGGCAGCACGCGCATCGTGAAGCAGCTCGGGCTGAACTTGAACGTGCAATCCGGGTCTGCGACCTCGGTGGCCAAGGCGCACCAAGCGGTGATCGCTGCCGAGATCAAGTTGGCTCGAGTGCAGTACGAGCTCAACAATCACATTTTGAAGGGCGTAAAAGGCCAGTGGGCGTTGCAAGACGCACAAATGGCCGTCAAGAATGCTCAGGACAAATACAACTCGTCCGCCCACGCCACGACCACCATCCTTGACGCCATTCAGCAAAAGACGCAGGGTGCCGCCGCAGGGTTCTCCGACACCCTGCCGGGCAAGATGCAGGCGTTCAACGCGCAGATCACGAACATGGGCAAGCAGCTCGGCGAGTGGCTCATTCCAAAGCTCACCATCGCCGCCGGCTGGGTCTCAAACTTTGTTGGTTTCCTGACCCGCAACAAGGGCGCCGTGGCCGACTTCGGCATGGCTGTCGGTGGCATTGGCGCTGCGTTGAGCATCATCTGGGGCTTCAACAAGGTCAAGGGCATCTTCTCGGCCATGAAGGATGCCGGCGGAGCCCTCAAGTCTGTGACCTCATTCGGTAGCGGTGGCGCAGGTGCCGCAAGTTCAAACAGCCTGCTTGAACAAATTGTTGTCAACACGCGAGAAATTGCCGTGAACACGGCTACTACCGCCACCGAGGACGGAACAATTGCCGCAGAAGGTGGCGTGGCCTCGGTCGCAGGTGCAGAAGGTGGCGTGGCCTCGGTCGCAGGTGCAAGAGGTGGCATGGGCTTGGTCGCAGGTGTTCTCGCCGATGCTGCTCCAGCGTTACTGGGTGCTTCCATGGTTCAGCAGAATCTGGACTGGGCCAAAAATCATTGGCACGGTGGTCACAGAGTTGGTCCGTCAAAGAAGCAACTGGCGCCCATGTATAAACAATTTGATTCCGAAGGCCTCTATGTGGCGACGATGGGGAAATCTGCAACGTTTGCAGAATTTCAAAAGCTTGTCGGCGGACCAAAAAAGAATTTGGTACCCAAAGATATATTTGCTCAATGGGCGCAGCAGCAAATGGATTGGTTTAAGACCCACAAGAAGCAGCAAGCGGCCGACATCCGTACCTTTGCCCGAGACCTCAACATCAACGTCACCACAAATGCAACGCCGCAGCAGATTGCAGCTGCCGTATCCCGTGCCCTTCGATCCGCAGGAGCCCGATAATGGCGTTCCCCCTTGGCTACTCCGCCCCATCGCTCAGCCCATGGCAGATGCAGTTCAACGGTCTGACCTTTGGCGCAGGCACCGCTTACGAGATTGTCGGCATTCAAGGTGTCTCGGATCTGCCAACCCTGAACACCGGCGACATTGCTCGAGCACGTTTGCACGGCGAGTTCCCCGGCTACAACTTGCTCGCCGGCCGGGATATCGACGTCAGCCTTGACCTCGGTTTCAAAAACGGTGGATCGACGTCGCAGGCACTCCTCAAGACCCTTCAGGTCGCCATCAATGCCAACCTGACAAACACGATCGCTGTCAACGCCGAGCTGCCGCTGTGGATTCAGATCCCCAACCGGCCAGTCATGGGCGCCATGGTGCGCATCAAGGACGCCAAGTACCCCTACACGTTTGACTACGCAAACTCCGGGCGCATAAGCCCTGAGTTGTGGTTCCACGCCACCGACCCTCGGTTGTACGGCAACCCGGTGTCGACTACGCAGTCGTTCAGTAGCGCCGCCACCGTTTCCATCCCGACGATCACCTACGCCGGTGACGTCGATATGAACCCCATCGTGACGTTCGCCTCGACGAGCACCGGCATGAGCAACGTCACCGTGACCTGCACCGTCGGCGGTGTGGCCCAGTGGAGCATCAACGTGGAACCTGGCACGGTGCCGACGGCGACCACCTACGTCATCAACACCGACCTGCACACCATCACGAAGGCCGGCAGCGCCTACTACTCCGCATCGGCAACAGCGCCGACGTGGCCGAACCCCATTTCCCTCGTTGGAGGCATGATGACGTCCAGCTCGAAGTCCGCCGTGATCTCGGCGTCATGGACCGGCTCCGGTAGCGGTTCGCTCAAAGTCGACTACGCCCCGGCATACCTCGCATGAGCGGAGTTGTCACCGTCTGGTCCTACGACCTCCTCAGCCTGTCGAACGTCACCCAACTCGGCCCATCGGTCGGTGACACCGCCATCGTTGGCGGCAGCATCTCAACGGCGGAAAAGGCGCAGCAGATTGGCGTTGAGGAGGCAAGCCACATCACCGGGCTCTACCCGACTTACGACGCTGCGCTTCCCTTCGGCGGCGCCATCGGCAACACCACGACCAAGATCGTGAGCTGCTGGGGCGTGCAGAACTGGTTCGCAGCGGCGGGAACTTCGGTGACCATCGTCGGCACGTCAAACGCTGCGTACAACCAGACCGGGACGCTGACCTACTCCGGGCTCGGCGCTTCTCGAGGAACGAACTACGGGCAGTTTGGCGTGCAGATGGCGTCGCTCAGTTCGAACACCCTCGCCACGGGCGGATACGCCATCTTGGGCAACGGCCCCGTCAGCCATGGCGAAATCCCGTTGCAGAACCTGACGTTCAGCCAGCGCCTCAACAACGCCGGCCAGATGACCGGATCGATCTCGCTTGAGAGCTCGCAAATCCCACCGGCAACGCTCATCACGGCTACCACGCCCAACAAGACGCTGCTCTGCGTCGACATCGACGGCCAACTGGTCTGGGCGGGCCTCGTGCGCACCCGGTCATTCGACACAAAAAACCACACGTTGGACATCACCGCCAAGGAGTGCTTCGACTACTTCACGTCTCGCCATCAGGCAAACGACTACTCGACCTATCCGTCGTCGTCGCTGTACCCGGAGTATTACTTCTGGGGCAACATCGCCCGCCCGAACTACGGGCCCTACATCGGGAATGCCGTCATTGCTGGTGCACAGAACATGGTCAATTCGGCCTTCGCCACGATGCAGGTTTCAGATCGCGTTACCACGGCACTTGGATCCACCAACGTCTTCGCCCCGTCGTTCCCATTGTCTCGTCGAGTGTCAGCGGACCAAATCGTCGTGGGCTACTCCGACGCCGGTTACAAGGCTGGCTACGACTTCGCCATTGACGGCTATTGGGCAAACGGCACCGGCTCAGTTCCGCTGTTTGTGATGAACTTCGACTTTCCTCGACGAGGCTCCAAGACCTCCAACGAGGTCACGAAGATCACCGTGGCATCGACCGGAACCACCGGCACCTATTCCGGCTACCAGCCGGTTATCGGCGCGAACGTCAAAAACTCCGGCGGCACTGTGGTCGGTACC